TGTGGCTGGATTGCAGAATAACAGCATTACTGTTGATCTAATCAATGATGATGCAGCTTCTGCTGTATTGCAGTCACTCAATACTTTGTTCGCTACTAACGCATACTTCAAGTGCGCGCTAGATAAATCAACAACAGGTTCAGCTGCTAATCCATTTTACAGTGGGCTAATCTTGGTTGATACGATTACTCCAATTAACGGAGATGTCTCTAGCTTAGGCGTGCAGTCTTTGACTTTTCAGGTCTCAGGAGCAATCACAGTAGCAACAACAGGTACATTCTAAACAACTAAACAAAGGGGCAAATCATGGCACAGTTAAAAGTTACATTTCTAGATGGAAAAGTAGTGCAAGGGGAAGTAACTCCTCTTATCGAATATCTATTCGAACAGCATTACAAGATTGGGTTTCACAAGGCATTTCGAGAAGAAGAAATGCAGACCCAAGTGTATTTTTTAGCTCATGAAGTTGTTAAGCGGTTAGGTGAGCCAGTAGATGCAAGGTTGGAGACTTTCATCAGCACTCTTAAAAGTGTTGAGGTGTTGGACTCAGACCCTTTGTCTTAAAGCGCGATCTTCCATTCACTTACCTCATTGCTCGTTTGAGCATTAGGTTGGGGGTCGCGCCACAGCAGTTACTAGAGTTAGACCCAACAATGCTTCAAGCCTTGTTGCAGGGTCTCAGAGATGAAGCAAAGGAGTCCAGCGATGCCAGTAGAAGTAAAGGGCGTAATCGCACTCCGTAAGGCTCTCAATGCCTATGCTCCAGATTTGGCTAAAGAACTGACAGATGAGATAACAAAGTCTCTCAAAGTAATCCAAAAGGATGCCAGAGGATTCATTCCTTCAATGGCTCCTAACAATCTTTACAATTGGAATGACCAAGCTAAAGGTCGGCAGATTACTGCTAAGACTTCCATGTTTAGAACCTTCAACACAGAAGGCCGCTTACGCATGTTTCCACTTTACAATGCAGCTGAAATCAAGCGTGGCATTGTTTATCGAACTGGTTATGGCAAGCCTAATGCAAGAGGATTTCGTTCTCTATTTCGCGTAAGAAATAAGTCAGCAGCGGGTGCCATTTATGAAACTGCTGGTCGTACTCATCCTAATGGTGATCCAAGAAGCAAATCTAATAACCCTAACGCTGGAGCGAGATTCGTTCAGCAAGGCCCATTGTACGGACGCAAAAAAGCAGGGGCGGGCGGTGACATGCGTGGTCGTGCAATCTTTCGCGCTTGGGAACAGGATGAGGGCAAGCAACTTGTTCATATCATGCAGGCTATTGAAAACACTAGGGTAAAGTTTAATAAGCGAGCAACTGTTAGTAGTTCAAGGGAGTCAGCATGAGTAATGTAGTCATTGACATTGCAGCAGAATTTACTGGCAAAAAGGCATTTAAGCAGGCTGACTCAGCGGCTAAGAAATTAACTAAAACTATTGGCGATGTTGCAAAAGGATTCGGCGTAGCATTTGGAGCCAGAGCCTTAGCTCAATACAGCAAGCAGGCAGTTCTGGCTTTTGCAGCTGATGATAAAGCAGCCAGAGTTCTATCCCGCACTCTTAACAATTTAGGTCTTGCTTTTGCTGATCCAGCAGTTAAGACATTTATATCGGATTTAGAAAAGCAATACGGCGTTCTCGATGATTTTTTGAGACCCGCTTATCAGAAGTTAGTGACCACGACTGGAAATTGGCGTAAGTCTCAAGAGTTACTAAAGACTGCTCTTGATTTAAGCGCTCAGAGTGGTGTGGATGTTGTCTCTGTGGCAGATGATATTGCCAGAGCCTTTGCGGGCAATACAAAGGGTTTGCAGAAATATGGATTGGGTCTAAGTAAAGCTCAGTTAAGCGCAATGTCATTTGAGGAAGTCCTAGCCAGAATTACAAAGATTTCCAATGGTCAAGCAGCTTTAGCGGCAGAGACATACACAGGAAAACTAGATAAACTCAATGTCGCAGCGGCCAACGCTTCAGAGACAATCGGTGGAGCGTTAATAGATGCTTTTGCTACTTTTGCGGGTAATGGAAGCATTGATAAAGCAACTGCAAAGATTGACTTTTTTAGCAAGTTATTGGCAACTATTATTTCTCCTAAACTCATGGCAGAGGCTTTAAGTCAAGTTGATTTTAAGTTTGGAATTATTCCAACTATGAAAACTCCATTGACTAATCGTTCAAAAAGTCCTGCTGGAACTTATGCCAGAAATCAGGCAGAAATTAAGGCAGCCGCTGCTGCTAAGAAGCAACAGGCCGACCTTTTAGCAAGTAACAAAAAGACATTAAAATCTCAGCAGGATGCACTCAAACTAGCTAAAGCCAAAGCAATTTTTGATCTACAGAAAATTCAGATTGAAGCAGCTCTCAAGGGTAAGATTTCAGAAGAAGATCGTATCCGTCTCAAGCTCATGCAGGCTATTGAATCTGAGAACATCGACCAAATAGACAAATATACCAAAATGTTGGATGATGCTCAAAAGAATACAGAAAAGTTAGTTAGCACCCTACAGAACATTAAACCTCTTGATAATATCTTCAAAAACTGGAACATTATGTCTGTCAAGGAGCAGTTAGATACACTTGAAGGTTATTTCAAGTCTTTTGCTGGTTCAGCAGCTTCTGCTTTTGCTTCTTTAGGTGCAGCACAAAAGGCTGCTCTTGGTGGCTATGTGCCATTTGTGGGAGCAACTAATGCATCTCTAGGTATTACCTCTAATGGCGGTGCTACAACATCAACGCCATCCACAGTTGGCTTAGGTACTTCTGGCACAGGTAATCAATTACCTGTTGGCGTAACCATTAATACAAACATTGAAGGCTCAATTATTGCCGAGAATGACCTTAATGAAGCAATCAACAAAGCCCTAGCAGCTTCTGGTTGGGCTGGCACAGCTATTGGATATAGTCGTCAAGCAGTCATCACGGCGGTCTAATGGCACTTCCAGCAACCATTTCAGTATCCATAAACTTTGCTAATGGCCCAGCTTATGGCATTCCACTTACTTTAGATGATCCTGTCAAGGGTATTCTTGGTACAAATGTATTAGCCGATAATGCTGCTCTAGTCATTGATTACTCAACATCGACTACTAATATCGCTATTCGCAGAGGTCGCAATGTGTTGCAGGATACTTATGATGCTGGTCAGGCAACGGTCAGAATCTTAGACCCTAATGGTGATTTCAATCCCCAGAACACTTCTTCTCCGATTTATGGCTATCTTCAACCTGCTAGAAAACTTCGCATTTCTGCTAACTATGCTGGCACTGAGTATTACTTATTTTCAGGTTATACAGCTGACTATCGCTACACCTTCCCTCAAGGCCAAGAGACTGCTTATGTGACAATCACTGCCTTTGATGCCTTTAAGATATTTAACACTTCTGCCATTACTACAGTTACTGGATCAGCAGCAGGTCAGACTACTGGCACACGCATTGGCAAGATTCTAGACACAATCAACTGGCCAATAACTATGCGAGATATTGACACAGGCCAAACAACCTGCCAAGCCGACCCTGCAAGCTCTAGAGCAGCACTTACAGCCCTTAAGACAGTCGAACTGACAGAGTATGGTGCTTTCTATATTGACCCTGCTGGCAACGCTGTATTCCAAGACAGAGCCTTTACAACGGCATCTATTGGTGGTACACCAACAGTTTTTAACCAGACTGGCACAGGCATTCCTTATGCCAATGTTAAGTTCGCCTTTGATGACAAGCTGGTCTATAACCAAGCCAACATCCAGCGCACTGGTGGTACGACCCAAGTAGCCAGTGATGCCGCTTCCATCGACACTTATTTCTTGCACTCTTACACACAGCAGAATCTGCTTATGGAAACCGATGCAGAAGCCCTCAACTTTGCTAAGGCTTATGTGGCATCTCGTAAGGACACCAGCATCCGGATTGATGCTTTGACTCTTGACCTTATGACAGCGAACTATTCTGCTGGAGTTACCGCAGGGCTAAGCCTTGATTACTTTGACCCTGTGACTATTACCAATACAACAGACAGTGGATCAACAATAACCAAGACTTTACAGATTCAAGGTGTCAGCCATGACATCACCCCTAATTCATGGCTGACAACATTTACAACACTAGAGCCAATAATCGATGGCTTCATTCTAGATTCGACACAATACGGTATCCTTGGGGTATCGTCTTTTAGCTACTAAGGAGTAACAATGGCAGGAGCAGGATACAAACTGTTCGCAACGGGTGATGTTCTATCGGCATCCGATGTGAATCTATATTTACAGCAACAGACAGTAATGGTCTTTGCTAGTGCAGCAGCGCGTACAACTGCTCTTGCAAGCGTTCTCGCAGAGGGAATGGTTACATACCTCAAAGACACAGACGTAGTTGAAATCTACACAGGTGC